CACCATATTGGAATTGAAATGGCATTAAAGGAAGGTGTGGTTAAGTGGTATTCGCGCTCTCAATCGCACCATATTGGAATTGAAATTTGGGTTGTAATGGGGCTTTGGCGGAAATTGAAGTCTCTCAATCGCACCATATTGGAATTGAAATCGCAGTCGGGACCGTCGGCAGGACTTGCCAATTGCGGATTAACCAGAAGAAACTGTTCCTCCAGGCGTTTGAAATGCGGGTTTTCTCTTTCCTTTTCGTTCAGGATTAAATTTCCAAGCCGGTTGAGCGGTTCCAGGTTTCCCTCTATCCGGGAGAACTTATCGGGTTTTTTCCTATTGTCGGGTGTTATGCCAATGAAGCCGTCTGTTATTGCTTTATCTCTAAACAATGGAATAAACACCTGCTCGTAAAAAGGATTCTGCAGGGTATTATTCTCAATAAAGTTATACACCTGCGTACGATCTCCCACATGCTCGCGGATGCCGTAAAACCAGTCTACGAACTCGGCATTGGTAACGTGGTCCAGGTAACCGTATATCACGTAAAAGTTTCCGTCGCGGTAGCCGATTAACCAGATGGATTTGTACGATCCTTTTTTGTTTTTGCTATTACTTGGTGCGGGGTCTCCATACGCAACCAGAAACTTAAAGGTGCGCAGTTGTGGCACTTTGCCCCATGTCATTTCGGTGAATACGTCGCCCTCTGACAGAGGATTGTTGAAATACTCTTTTTGAGCACTGGCGGTGGATATGTTTGAAAGCATCTGATCAATATCCTCCTCACTGTTTCTGTCCCAGGTGGATTTGCCATCCTTATCACGGATATTTATAACGTCCACATGATCGGCTTTTTCCATTGCGCGGGTAATGCAGCAATCTTTTGCAATAACGTTTCCGTTGAAAATGTAACGGTAGCTTCCCGAAATGGACACGGTGGGCATAACAGCCTGTTCTATCCACTCCCACCGCTTCTTTATAATATCCGGATTACGTACGTCCTTATCTGTGTCGATGTCGTCGAATATAATAAAATCCGGGCGTTCCGCTTCGTTACGCGTACCACGTGGAGATTGTCCCGCACCCAGTGCGCGGAAAGAGCAACCGCCCGTTGTGGTGAATTCTCCCTCTGTCCACGCTCCGGGCTTTTGTTGCACACCGTAATCGTTAATGATACGTGGATTGCTTTCGAAGGTGATCATAATGGGCATTAATAGTCGCTCTGCGTTATCGTACGAATTGGATATAAGCAACACGTTCTTAATTTCACTGGTAACAGCCAATTTTGTAACCTCCATCATGGTGCGTGCTGTTTTTGCAAGCTCCCGACTCCATGCCCTTACTTCGTACCAACGTTTATTCTTAAAAATCCTATTGGTTGAGCGAATGTGAAACGGTGCAGGTGCACTCTTGTAGTAGGTTGGAAAGTAGTAAGCAAACCACGCTTCATTGTCTTTTTCGAGTCTCTCAATGCGTGCCCGCTTCTCGGGGATCGTCTCGGTGTCGTCCACCGTTGCCGCGTTAATAAGTCCTTTGCGGAACTCCTCCCAATCCCGCAGGGCATCCCTCTCTATCAATTTTAATCTCTTAGCCATAATTAGCGCAGTTTAGTTTTTACAAAATCGTCAAACAATGGCACTAAGTTTTGAGCTGCTGCAATATCGAATTTGCGCAACCAGCCTAAGAACTCTTTGAATGTGGAAAGTATTTCGTTCAATCCCGTTTCAGTTTCCAGCTTATCGATGGCGTTAGCCAGCTTGGAAATGGTGTCTGCCTCCTGGGAGGTGGGATATCTGTTGCCGTCTGCCGCTTCACGCTCCGCAATGGTGCGGTTCATTTCGGACAGTTGGCGGTAGAGACTCTTTAGTTGCTCCTCGCGGGTGATGGTGATAGAAACTTTAAGTTCGTCCCATTTCCCGGTCCTTACCCACTTATTCATTGTGACGGCAGAAATACCAACACGCTCGGCAACCTCTTTTTGCGTAACATTCTCGCGCGTGTATAGAAGTTGTGCCCACTCTTTCTTTTGCGACATTGTAAGTTTAGCCATATCTGGTAGTTTTTGTGACAAAACTACCATTTTTGAGGTTGTTTTTACAAAATCATTACTAACGTTGGAAGGTTTGTTGTTAGGTTAGTAACGTTTTTTGGTGAAGTGTAGGTTTAGATATTTCTTTGGGTACGATATTTATAGAGCAAAACAAATTTTAAGGGAGATGAATAAGGGAGAAAAAACAAAATCATTTTTGCTGAGCGACGAAAGCATTAATACGTATGGCTTTCGGTGCTTGACCTCCGGGGGCGATTTGGAGCAATTTAAACGTAATCCGGTGATGTACTACAACCACAACGAGTGGAGCATGCCCATTGGAAGGTGGGAGAATATACGTGTTGAGGATGGAAAGATATTGGCTGACCCTGTGTTTGACATGGAAGATCCCGATGCTGTAAAAATTGCCGGAAAGGTGGAGCGCGACTTCTTGCGAATGGGTTCTATAAATCTTAGAATTGTTGAAAAATCGGACGATCCTAAATTTATGCTACCTGGGCAAAAACTGCCTACCGTTACCAGATGGTTATTGCGAGAGGCCTCCATTGTTGGAATTGGCTCTAACCATAACTCACTGAGACTTTATGACGAACAGGATAATCTTATTCCAGAAAGTGAAATAGTAAAACTATTCGATAAACCAATTTTAAATAATCAAAACAAGATGAATGAACAAATTTACAAACTGTTAGACCTTCCGGAAGATTCAACGGAGGAGCAGCTGCAGGATTCTATTCAAAAACTGATGGATGACAAGGCAGCGGCAGAGGCGGAAAACAAAATGCTGAAGGATGACGTGGCAAAGCGTGAGCTTGCTGACAAGGAATTGCGCAAAGCGGAAGCGGCTACGCTGGTGGATGCTGCAGTAAAAGACGGACGACTGAACGCAGAGGGCAAAGCTGAATTCTTGTCATTTTTTGACAACGACTTTGACGCTGCCAAAAAAGTATTGACTGCAATACCTAAGCGCGTAAGCGTGAAAAAGGAGATTGAGGCAACTGAGAAAAAGGACAACACGGAGCTTGCCGGAATGATTAAACTATCGTGGGACGAGCTGGACAAGAGTGGCAAACTGGTGACGCTAAAGGATAAGTATCCGGATGTGTATCAAGAAAAGTTTGACGCGAAGTTTCCGAAGTAAGACGAGAGCAACGGATTGAATTACTAAACTACTATTTATAACTTAACTATTTTACAAGAAAACGAGATGAAACAAAACAAATTAATTGCACTACTTAGCGCGTTACTATTTAATATAGTAGCAGGTACAGCTATTGCAGCAGCAACGGGATTTAATCCCCTGGCAGTAATAGGCGGCGGAGCTGCGCTCTCTGCATTTTTGAAGCCAATGCAAGGCATAATGCCCATGGCTATCCAGAAAGAAATCTGGATGAACAGTATAGTTGAAGGCTTGTTTGCCGACAACTCCTTTTTAACGAAAGCGTTTAACGCCGACGAGTTTGTGAACCAAGGGAAAACGGTTCATATACCCAACGCAGGCGCGCCAAGTGGAGTGGAGAAAAACAGATCGACCTTTCCGGCAACTGTTACGTCACGCACTGATATCGACTTAACATTTGAGCTGGATAATTATTCAACTGATCCTATCAAAATTAACCTGGCTGAGACTGTAGAGCTTTCTTACAATAAAAGAGAGAGCGTATTGAAGCAAGACAAAACAAAGCTTAAGGAGGAGGTTTCAGAGGGTATTTTATACGAATGGTTCAAGGGAGCTACAAAAAATCTTAAAACCACAGGCGTTGGTGTTGATGCACATACCGCAAGCGCAACAGGCTTGAGAAAAGCATTTACCAAAACAGAGGTGAAAGCTGCCATGACGCAGTTTAATATTGACAACGTGCCGGCAGAGGATAGGTATTTTCTAATCGACGCTGTGATGTATGACCAATTGATTGACTCGCTAACAGATAAGGAATCGACCGCGTTTCACGCAGCCGCAGATATAAAAAATGGCATCGTTGGTAAACTATTTTCGTTTAACATTATGATGCGTTCCAAAGTAGGTCGTTTTACCGGAGCTGGGGCAAGCAAAGCATGGGCAACAGCGGGAGCCGCAACTGACAATGCGGCCGGCTTGGCATGGCACCACGACAGCCTTTGTCGCGCATTGGGTGAAGTGGTTGCACGTGAGCAACTGAACAGCCCGACGTACTACGGAGATATCTATTCTTTTGAAGTGAGATGTGGCGGACGTGCTATGAGAAACGATGTGAAAGGTTTGCTGGCAATAGTACAGGATACAGCAACAGCGGAATAGACTTTTTCAGTTAACACAAAAACAAGCAGCCATGAAAACAAGCAACAAGGGCGTTGAATTTATAAAACGGCATGAGGGGTTTGTCCCTCATGCTTATAAGTGCCCTGCGGGCGTATGGACAATTGGTTATGGACACACGGGCGGAGTTAATAGCGGTGATGTGATAACCAAGCAAGAGGGGGAGCAATTCCTTCGCATGGACCTGGGCACGGCAGAAAGGGCAGTGAATAAACAGAACTTGAATTTAACACAAAACCAGTTCGATGCCCTTGTTAGCTTTGTTTTTAATGTCGGCACAGGAAATTTTGGCAGCTCAACGTTGTTGCGTAAGCTCAAGGTAGATACTAACGATCCTACCATAGCTAACGAGTTTCGCAAATGGAACAAAGCGCGGCAAAATGGGATATTGCGGGTTTTACAGGGGCTTGTGAAAAGACGTGAGGAGGAGGCTAAACTTTATTTTGAAAGATAATGGGAATATTTGAAATACTGTCGCTGATTCTTAATGTGCTCCTTGGTACAGGTTTTCTGGTAACATTTGTTACGTTGAAATCTGCAAAGTTGGAAGCCGCGGCAAAAGCCGAGAAAGCGGTTGCGGAAGTAAAAAGCAGCGAGATACAGAACGTAGAAGCGGCAATTAAAATCTGGCGCGATATGGCGGAGAGCATGGCAACACAAAATTCTGAAATAATGAATGAAGTGGAAAAGTTGCGCATGGAGGTAAATCGCCTCCGATTGATAAACAACAAAATTGTTAGGCTCCTGGACAGGATAACACCTGAAAATATGAGCCAGATGGTACAAAAAATAAAGGAGGAGATTGATGCAGAAGAGGCATTTCATAACAATATTGGCGATTCTACTGATTGCAGG